GGATGCTTACCTTCCCGCTCTTGACAACTCTGGTAATTCTTCCTCTGGCGGCTCCGCCGCTTGAATTCCAGGTAACAAAGTCGCCCGTCTCAAGGGCGTCCGGGGCAGCCTTTTCGGCTGGCTCTTCGTTGTCGAGGAGGTCAAGATCGACACCAGCCGACTTGATGCTCTTGATGGCATTGTGCAGGTATGACCTCTGATTGGCAGGGATGCCCACCACGCTTGCCTCAAGGAGTCTGACCTTTTCGATCACAATTGACTCTGGCTGGTCACCCTGCGCGGCCTTGCGGCTGGCCTTTTCGACCCTTGCGCCAATAGAAAGACCAAGCTTGACACCGCGCTTGATTGCGCGATATGCACGAAGCGCCTCTGGATTTTCGTCCTCGTTTACGACACGGATGTTAACGTCAAGGTCATAAACTTCCTGATTGGTCTCTGCGTCCCATCTCTTTACAATCTCAGCGTCAGTAGCCGAGCCAAAAAGGTCCTCTGGGACGTTGTAATTATGATTCAAAAAGACAGTCATATTCTGGCGGGCAGTGTCCGCCATTGACTTAAGCGCCCCGAGGGACATCTCGTCGCCATGGAGGTCCCTGATTGAGGAAGATGTGGTTCCAGCGACAAACTTCTCGCCGCTCTCGTTCTCATATGCCTTTAGGGCATTTGTATAAATCTTGAAGTCCAAGTTCATTTCCTCCGGCTACTATGCTTCAAAGGCGCACGGGGCGCTGCCGCCATCAACCTGATAGACGGCTGTGTCAGTAGATAGTCCCGTATGATCACCCGTAGATGATCCATCAATAAGGACCTTTTCGCAAGGATGTTCATTCCTACACATGCTGCTAATATACATGATTTTTGCACAGATTGTTAGGAAAAGTGTATACTGACAGGCATGTGTGAGAGAGGGGCAGTTAACTGCCATTTGTGCCGGGAATTGAACGCGTCCGAGACCGCCCTTATTGACATTGTACTTACTATGAGGCGGCTGCAAAAGACCCTTTCCCCCATCATGAAGCGCTATGAGGAGATTCATCGAGCCCACCCAAGATGCGCCCTGTGCACCATTATGGTTGGGCCGGAGCACCTTGAGACCAGGCTGGTGCCGGAGCCAATGGTGCCGAGGGCCAAGGGGCAGAAGCGCTACTCTGTTTGCCCAAACTGTTACGATACGCTTAAGTCTGTCAAAAGAAGCGTCCCCCAGCAGATTAAGTATTCTCGCCACGTTGAGGAAGAATTGGTTAGGCTGGACGAAGATGATAAAATTGAGTATGATGGCTTCTGGAAAAAGTTCCGAGACCAGAATATTGTAGATACCGACGCCATTCTTGGGCTTAGCGGGGACAACCCCGACGCTGAGACCGAAGAGGGGGACGAGGAATAAATTGGAATTCAGCGAAAGCGTTGAGATTCATTTTGAGGACGGACGATACGTCGTGCCAAAATGGTGGGCTCGACTACCGTCCTTTCGTGGCATTGGAATGGTCGATGGGGTTAGAATGGTTCCGTTCAAGTATACGGAAGCCAGAGCAATCGTAAACAAGGATTTGGACCAGACCGCGATTACTAGCGCAATTAGATCTTGGAGAACAAGAAAGCCGAAAGAGGAAAATCCGTGGTAATGATGCCGTGGGAGCGACTAAAGCGCTCCGAAGTTACGTCAGAAGCTCAGGCAACGGTTGATGCGATTAAGGACGCGATCCTTATCCCCAACTACGACTCGCAGCCGTATGCTCGCGGGGCGGGTCAGAGCACTGTGCAGAAGCGATCGGTCAACATGCTTCGCAAGTGGTCCCGTAACAATCCATGGATTCGCGCTGCCATCAACCTTCGACGTCAGCAGATTAGCCGAGCGCGATGGGACATTGTAACTATTGACGGCGAGAGCCAGGCAAGCGTGGAAGTTGTGCACAAGATTAAGCACCTCCTACGCGACCCAAACACTCGAATGGACTCTTGGCGTTCGTTTATCGAGCCAATTGTTGAGGACATTCTTGTTCTTGACCAGGGGGCAATTGAAAAAGAGCTGACTGTTGGCGCCAGAGCCGGCAGAACGACAGACCCCATTAAGAATCTTTGGCCAAAAGATGCTTCAAGAATTGCTTTTGACCCAACTTGGGATGGCAGCAACCTAAAGAAGCCGCGATATTTTGAATACGACGACACGGGTAAGGTTATTGCGGAATACAAGAACGATGAGATGGTTGTCATCGTTGCTAACAAGGTTACCTACTCTCCGCTTGGGCTTTCCCCGCTAGAAGTTCTTGCCGAAACCATTGAGGCTGACCTGCGCGCAGCAAAGTACAACAACAATATTGTTGAACAGGCAACACCTCCGGGCATCATTGACCTTGGTGAGGGCGTCCGCCCAGACCAGGTCGACGCATTCAAGACATATTGGGAAGGCGAGATCGCTGGCAAGAGCCAAACCGCCATCACCGGCGGCGGCAAGGGGGTCAAGTGGATTCCAATGGCCCAATCCAACAGAGACATGCAGTTTATGGAATGGCAGATTTATCTGGCCAGAAAGATCTGCGCGGTCTTCGGCGTGCAGCCACAAGATATCGGTTTGAACTTTGACGTGAATAAGAGCACGTCTGAGTATGGGGCGGCATTCACTGCCGACAACGGCATCGCACCGCTATGCGAGCTAATCGCGGATTACATTACCCGCGAGATCGTCTGGTTGTATGACAAGAACCTTCGCTTCGTGTACACAGATGTGGGCAGAGAGTCCGCTCAGGCTGTTGCCGATTACTACAAGGCGGCACTTGCCGGCCTCCCGTGGCTGAGGCTCAACGATGCGCTCAAGGAGCGCGGTCAAGAGGCAGTCGGCGACATGGGCAACGAAATCTGGATGCCAAGCCCGCTTGGGTATATGCCATTGCGCTTCTATGAGCTGTACCTTAAGAATAAGGTTGGCGACCCAGATCAGCCAGCGCCGCCTACCGTCCCAGACGCTCCAGAGGGACCACAAAACCCAAACGGCGGCAATACAGACTCCGACAACCAGCCAAAGAAGCCCGAGCAGGGTAAGGAGCAGCTTGACAATAAACCCAATCCGCAGATGGGCGCAAATCAGCAGTCTGGCAAGAAGTCAATTGTCGTCATAGAGCCAGAAAGCATTCTGTCCGAGCATTGCCCGTCAGAAGTCATTGACGCAATTGACAACTACATTGAGAACGGCGCAGAGGTTATTGCAATCTCTAGATCTAAGTCCAACAAGGAAGAAATCCGCGCCGAGCTTGAGGAGTGTGGCATCAACGTGATTGACGTCCTGTGCAACACATTCCCAGATGATACCGTCCTGCAATTCAAGCGCTACGAATCACAAAGGATTAGCCGCCTCGGTGCAGAAGTCGTCGCCTACTATGATGGCGACCAGCAAATCGCCGATGCCTACAAGTCCTCCCATCCTCTAGCGCAGGACCTTTCGGTCTTTGATGCCGAGAAGGCAGACGGGATTAACTTGAATGTCCCTGCTGGCGTGAGGGCGGAGGCAAAGAAGGGTCTTGATTGGAGAAGAGAGTTTGGTCGCGGCGGCATTGGCCCCGGGCAGCAGACGGCGAGAATGCTGATCGGCAACAAGATGACGATTGCACGAGTGCGAAAGATGCGCTCGTATCTTGCCCGGCACGAAGTTGACAAGCGCGGTGAAGGCTGGGCTCCTGGCCAGAAGGGCTTCCCTTCGGCTGGAAGAATTGCTTGGGCTCTCTGGGGTGGCGACGCTGGCAAGGCTTGGTCCAACAAGGTTATGCGTTCAGTCGAAGCCAGAGAGAGAAACGGGTAAAACTCCATGGCAGATAAATACTTCCATGTGCAGCCTTGCTTTTGCCTCCCCTGCAAAGTGCTAAAGCAGGATAAGGGCGAGCGACTCCCGATCAAAATCAACAACCCAGCGCCAGAGAAGAAGCCGAAGAAGGCACGTGGCGCAAAGAAGGTCTGATGGCACACAAAGATCCGGTGACGCCGGCGCTAAGGAAGGCTATCTTGGATCGAGACCGAGGATGCGTTGGGCCAAGGATTGGGATGCACGATCAGTGCGGAAGCCAATTTGGACCAGGTGGCCAAATCGTACTGGAGCTCGATCACGTATTCAATTCTGGAATGGGAAAACGCGGCCCGTCAGAAATGTGGAATCTCGTCACGCTTTGTGGCTGGCATCATCGAATGAAGACTGAATCGTCAAGAAAGTGGCGTGAGGTTCTGTATGAGTATTTGGAGGCGTTTCAATATGACAGAGAACAATACCTTCCGTAACCAGCCTTGCTCAAGCAAGATGTGTCCGTCCAAGCGGGCAAGCATTGTCGCCATGGGACTTGGCCCTATAGTCAAGCGCGGAAACCAGAAGTACCACTTGTGCTGCCTTCCCGAGCGCGGCTTGACAAAGGGTGATACAATAAAGTAAGGTGATACCGAAAAGGAGGAGACATGGCAGATAAGGGAATCTGGTGGCGATCCTGCCACGCATGTGGCGGTAAGTTGTTTGAACTATCGTCCGGATCGCTATTCTGCTCTAACGAGCACTGTAAGCGTGGCGGCAGAATAATGTCGTTTGAAGAAACGACAAACAAGCAAGGACAGTCGCAGTCGGTGTGCATCTTGGAAGATTGCTTGATGCACGGAAAGGGAAGGTATGCAGATGACGGAAGCGGAAATGGCAGACCTTGGGAGATCGAGGTTCAGCCTACACCTAAGAAAAATTCTAGAAGGCGATCAGGGCGAAAGACCAAAGGTCCTGCTGGGGTTTGAGGCGGCGAACGCCGCAGCGTCAATGGAGCAGAGCCTCTCTTACGAGGATCGCGCGGCATACCACCTTGGAATCAACTACGCTCTTGAGGCGTGGTTGGCATACGGTGACGAACAGAAGGATTGAGTATTTACATGAAGCAGACAGGTCCAACTTTTGCAGAGCAGCGACTAATCCAGCGGAAGAAGACCGCTCAGGTATGGAGACTGCTTGAGGAGACCGGCATTAAGCGCAGGTTTCTTGCACGACACCTTGGAGTGTCGTATGGTTATCTCAACCAGGTTCAGTATGGGCAGGCCCCCATTAGTGGGCCAATGCGAAAGCGCATTGCTGAGTTTCTTGGTGTGGAAGAAAAGAAGCTGTTCGAAGATCTCGATCAGTTCATGAGCAATAAGGAGAGCTAACATGGCATTCGATAAGAGCGCACTAAAGGATTACGTTGATGTCGCAGAGCGCATTCGCGCTTGGTATGAGGCCTACCCAAATGGCCGCATTGAGACCGCCGTGCTTGAGCACAGTGACAAGCGCGTTGTAGTTGAGGCAAAGGTGTATCGCGGCGAGAACGCAGACGAAAAGCCGGCAGGAATTGGCCATAGCGCAATGCAGATTCCGGGGGCAACGCCCTACACTCGCGGCTCGGAGATTGAGAATTGCGAGACCTCAGCGGTTGGTCGCGCGCTAGTCATGGCTGGTCTCCCATCAAAGCGGATTGCCTCTGACGACGAGATTAAGTCAAAGGGCGGCTCATCCAAGTCGATTGCAAAGGCGGCAGCAGAAATTTTTGACGACGCTGTTTTGCCACCGCATGTCCAGAAGTATGTTGATGAGTTTGACGCAGCAACAACTGTTGAGCAGCTCAACGCAATTGGGCAGAAGATCAACAACTCTTCCGCCGATGGCGTTGAGATTGACGATGTCTCCCGTCAGTATCTTGTGAACAAGTTCAAGACGCGCCGCGCGGAGATTGCTGGATGATTCCGGAGAGGCACCCAGAGCACGTCAGCGTAAGCGAGCTGCGGGAATTTCTTTCCTGCCCACTCCGGTGGTGGTATAAGTACCGCCTTGGGATGTGGACAGAGCGAACGACGCCGTACTTTGCTCTGGGTACTTCGGTTCACGCCGGCTTGCAGAAGTGGTACGAGCCACTTACTGGCGGCAAGAGGCACGGAGACCTCACCCCGGTCCTTGATTACTACCGAAAGACTTGGGCGCTTGAATCGTCGAAGGTCAATTGGGTGGGGGAAAAGGACCGCGACATCCTGAGCGAAGGGTTCAATGGTGAAGAGATGCTTCGGGCTGCAATCTACGAGGGCGATAACTGGGAGGCCAAGGCAGTCGAGCACACCATGTTCTCCGAGATTAAGCACTCAAAGCTTGGAAAGTTGCCACTAAAGCTAAAGACGCAAGTCGACATGCTGACCAAGACTCTTGATGTTGTTGAGCATAAAACGGCTCAGCGCAAATGGGAGGCCGAGCGAGAGCACGGCGATATTCAGGCAACTGCGTATTCCCTCGCTGTCCGCGAAAACTATGCTCACGACCCGACGGTCACGTTTAATATTATTAGCAATTCTGCCAAGGGTCCGAATGTTGACCGCCGAATGACAACAAGGACACAGAGTGATATTGATAAGCTCTACATTGGGGCAAGGGCATTTGTTGACGCTATTGAGAAGGGCGCAATCTACCCAAACCCAACGGCATTTGCGCACGCTACTTGCGAGTTCAAGTCGCTGTGCAATGACTGGGAGAGCCATCCGCAAAAGCTTCCAGACACACGGAAGAAACTTTATGATAAGGTTCCAACACTGAAGAAGGATCTCTGGCCAGACCACGATTGGTAAAGAGGAGTAAAAATGGAGCAGATCATCCCTATCGAGGAGATGGTCGATGTGCGCGTCTATTGGCGCTGCTACAGCGACCTCCCGCGTCACGCCAAGCTTTGGCGTCTACCCGATAACAACGCACGCTGGGCGTGGATTACGCTGCTGTGCGCGGCGTCTGAGACAAACGGCGTGTTCGAGTCTGACCAGCACGTTGAGGCGCTGATTGGCACGCAGAACGCAAAGTACCTTCCGCACTTTCGCAGGGTTGGGCTCCTTGACGGTCTTGTCGTGCATGACTGGGATGAGTGGCAGGAGCCGTCGGACGGGCTCTCTGAGGCGCGAGAGAAACTTGCCGAAGCGGGCAGGTCGCGGTTAGAGCGTCTTGGCTTGCGAGATAACCACACGACGCCAGTAACCCGCAGCCTCAAGGAGTGGCTGGGGTACGTTGTGGCTGGTCCGAACACACAGGGTCGCCTTGGGGAATTCTTTGGCGCGATGCTCGGCGTTGTTCCGCAGCGAAATGATTACAGCAGAATTGCCAAGTTGATGAAAGACTTCCCAGGCGGTATTCCCGCGCTCATGGCGGCGGTGTGCGATGCCGCATTGCGGGATCTGAAGGGCGACCCCATCTCGTATTTGACAGCCGTTGGGCAGAAGCGTAAGATCACTCCTGTACGACAAACGAGTAGCACGCGCGATGCGCATCTGGAGGGATAATGCAAGAGACGATGTACGTCAAAGACGTAGAGAACCGAGTAAAGCCGCCAGCTGATCTGTCGGCAGCGCTTCTAAAGGCTGGAGTCCCACAGCGGTACCTGGACAGCAGCTTCTCTGCATTCCAAGCGCAGAGGGAGTCAAAGACTGCTCTTGACGCGGCGATGGAGTGGGCGGGCCTGCCAATCACCGACCGAGGCCTGCTCTTTGTCGGCCCTCCGGGAACGGGCAAGACCCACCTTGCGGTCTCTGCGATTCGCGCGAAAATTGCCGAAGGAATCTCTGGAATTAAGTTTATCAACGTGCCACTCTTTTTGGATCGAATTCGGATGTCGATGAAGTATACTGATTCTGAAGTGATCAACTTGTTTGAGCACTGTCTCGAGAAGGCACCAGTCGTCGTTCTTGATGATCTCGGAAAAGAGAAAGCAACTGACTGGGCAGCCGAGCGGCTGTATGTGATGGTGGAGAGCCGATATAGTGCGTGCCGCGCGACGATCGCCACGACGAATCGTGGGCTTGACGAACTCGATGCCCTTGGATATGGGGCTCTCGTCTCCCGCCTACAGCAAACCTGTCGCGCTGTCAAAGTGGGAGGGGAAGACCAGCGTATCAGGCTTGGAAGGCTGGACCAGTCCACTTGAGATTTATCTTCCAGGGCGACCACCGTCCTGGAATCGTGCCTATCGCGTGGCAAACAGAATCATCTACATGACCAGAGAAGCAAAAGCGTGGAAAGAGGAGGTGACAAAGAGAACCGAGGCTGCTATACTTATGAGGCCGGATTTCATTCCGGTGGATAAAAAGCGAATCGTCATCGACATCTGGGCGCATCTCAATCGCCCGATGGACGCAGACAATTTGCTGAAGCTCACGCTCGATGCGGTCGCGACGGGGCTTCATGTGAACGACCGCTGGTTCATACCACGTGTGTGGGAACTAGAGTTTGGGAATAAAGAGGAGCATGTCCTCCTTGTTCTCAGTCAGGAGTTGTAAATGGCTAAGGAGCGACTAGAAATCACAGGGCGACTTGGTGCGAAGCCAGAGTTGCGCGCAACCAAGAACGGCAAGCAGGTCAGTTCATTCAGCGTTGCCGTTAAGAACAAGCGCGGAGGCGAAGAGACCACCAACTGGTACGACGTTTCCGTGTGGGAGAAGCAGGCAGAGTTGGCAGTTCGCCTTCTCGACAAGGGCGACCTTGTGTGTGTTGCTGGCTCGCCAAGCGTAAAGACCTTCACCACCCGCAACGGTGAGCAGAAGGCTTCGATCCAGATCACCGCGCAGACGTTTGATTTGCTCGCAAAGGGCAAGGGCGCTGGCGGGAGCACGGCCGCAGCCGCGGAGGAGCCTGACTTCTCCGACATTCCATTCTAACCATGGACATCGGAACGTTCTTTAGTTACGTGGGCGCCGTCGTTGTTGGATCAACGCTCACGCTGGCTTTGTGGACAGTCTGGTTCAGGATCGTCAATCGATAGCAGTTCACTCTCTTTATGAGAACCGTACCCAAGAGTGCCTAGTGGCTCTTGGGTACGGGAACTAGTGAACCTGCGCGCGAGGCTCAAGATGAAAAAGAATCGTATGGTTATCGCCATCAAAGACAATCTTGTCCAGATACTCCCGTTTTCTGCATTGTATTCAGATCACACGGGAAAAATTTTTTGCGGGAAAATTGAGGTAGCGGCTAGTGATGCTGTTGCCCACATACGCCTACTACCCAACCGCCGCTACCAGCAGTTCCGTTTGACAAAGTACGCACCCACGTATTATCCTCAGTTCTACAAGGCTTGGATATTAGATTCCTGGCATGTGAGTAGCCCGATGAGTGAGAACTCCGTCGGAAAGATAAGGAGAGCAAAGTGAGAGAGGGTCTCGACGAGATTGTGGACGCCAGGATGGAGACCACAGTCTACAAGCCAGCAATCGAGCAGATTGAGGGCGTGATCTACGCAGATGGTTGGGAAGATTGCCTTGTTGGACATGGCAACCTCTTCCACGGGAGCAATGGCCAAATGGTCGTTGCAATCTACGACCGAACCAAGATGGTTGAGCGCCTTGGCAAGGACTTTGCAGACACCTGCGAGGCGAACAACGGCGCGCTCCACGAGGATTGCGACCATATCGGCGAGGCAGACGAGTACGTCTCCTACAACGTTGAGGGAGCCTTCTTCAAGCCTGGGATGCCGGTCTACGCCTCATTCCAAGCCAGCACTATCAATGTGGAGGAGATGTAATGACAAAGAAGAAGATTGAAGCCACAGAGACGGTAGAAGTCCGTATGTACGACGAGGAGGTCGGGGATTACTACATGCGCTCCGTGCCAAAGGTGCCAGTCAGCAACTGCGTTCTTTGCGGATGCGCTGGG